TTGATAAAATTGAAGACAAGAAAAAAATGCTTTGGAAAGAAATATATGAAAACGCATTAGAAGATAGAGAAAAAGCTAAACTTCTTTTTAATGACGCATATATTTCAATGCAAGGTGGTATTAATGAACATATGAATATTGGTGCTGTAATGTCAAAATATCTTGAAAGAATGTGTAGATCAAATGATCAAGTTTTAAAGCTTGCTGAATTGATTTCTAAAGAGGAAGAAAAAGCAGAAACAATATCAGACGATGACATCTTCAGCAAAATTAACGGATAACAAATGAAAAAAGCAATTGTTGTACATATTATAAATTCTTCTTATGACAAAGAAAAGAAATATAACAGTGTAGTTGAATCTTTAAAAAACGTAAGCTCGTTCTCATTGGAGAATATAAAAAATCCAAAATTTTCTGGATTAAGTTTAGATGAACAGAAAAACATAATTAACAATTTACCTGCAGGCACGTGTATTTGTGTAACAGTTTTTGAAAAGGAAGAATCAAACTTAATAATATGTTTACCAGGCTTTTCTTCACATATAAGCATGCCAGTTAAAAAAGGTGAATTTGTATGGTATTTTGAAGATGAAAGTTTTTATGAAGAAAGCGATCAAAACAAAGACTTGCATATTAAAAACTATTGGTTTTCAAGAATTCACGGCTTAAACATTTCAGAAGATCCTACATTTACTTTTCACGAAAGAGATTATAGCAAAGATTTTAAAAATGGCAAAAAACCAGACGGAGTTGAAGATAAACCTAAGGCAAGAGCTGTAAAAACAAATAAGAAACAAAAGAAAAAAATAAAAAATAGTTTAACGATTCCAGACTTTGATTTAGACTATACAAAATCTTCTGATAAAAATATTAACTATTTACCTAGCAATATAATCGATTCTTCAAGCTTGTTAAGTCCATATCCAAAATATTATAGTAGTAATAATAGTTTAACACTAACAGGATCAGGTAATTCTTTAATCAATATTGAGTCTGACATTAATAAATCGAGCAAAAAAGGTGGGGTTGATATTGTAGCTGGTCGTCTTGCAGAGTCTGATAATATATTAATGTCTGATATTGCTGAAAGTTTAGAGTTTAGTATATTAACTGGTGGGTTTGAAGAGTTAGTAGATACTGGTAAAAAGAAAAAATTCAAGTATAATAAAAGATATCCAAATTATGTTATCGAAAATAATCTTAATTTCAATGAAACCTTGAAAGATCCAAGTAATTATTTATTCAATGAAAGCGATTTAGAATTTAATCATAATATTGAAAAAGATGTAAATAGTTTACTAGACTCATCTAGATTATATGTTTGTGAAAGAGATTCTATCGACACTAGTTTTGATTTAAATAAATACATAAAATATCAAAATAATGCAAGCAACGAAACTATTGACAAAGAAGTTTCTTTAGGGTTTATTAAAAATAAAAAAGTAAATAAAAATCAAAATGCTAAATATGAAAAATTTGACATTTATAGTTCAACTTATCCTTCAATATTACAAAAATCTAGTGTTATTAGAATTGTTGCAAGAGAGTCATATGAAAAAACTGAGCTTGATAAAAGTTCTATCAGACTCATAAAAGAGTCGAAAGATTATAAAAAATATTCACATATATGTTTAGAAGAAAACGGTAATATATTATTAGATGGAAACAAAATATTAATTGGTAATTTTAAAAGACAAGCATTAAATAGTGAAAAAATTACTGTGAGTGATATTGAATCAATAATAGATGAAAGTAAAAAAGAAGATGACTTTTCAAATGCTTTTGATGAATTAAGTGGTAAAGGTGATCTAATTATATTAGGACACTCAGAAAAACATTCAGAACCATTAGTATTGGGTAATAGTCTAATTAATGTTTTAAATGAAATTATTGAAGTTAATATTTCTTTAATGGAGCAACTTAATCTTACATTGAGTTTGTTTGATAATCATGTGCACGTTTCAGCAGCACCTGGATCACCTACAACGACAACACCTTCAATTACAAAAGCTAATCAAAACAATATAAACGTAATAAAATCAGATTTAGCTAATATTTCAAAGAATTTAAATAAATTACTTAGCAAAGTAGCAAAAACTTCCTAATTAATAATTAAAATATAAATAAAATTATTAAGGTAAAAAAATGTCAAAAGAATTTAAATTTAAAAACTCTGGAACTTCTATTGAAAAAGAAGTTGAAAATTTAAATTTTGCTGTAAATTCCGAAGTTTCTAATTTTCCATTTGGTATTAAAACACCTTTATCGCCTGGCACGTTAAACAAAGAAACATTGTTCAAAATGAACTTTAGTTTATTAGACCAATTAGATGATAATCTTAAAAATCTTTTACTTACAAGAAAAGGTGAAAGACTAGGTTTTGCTGATTATGGTACTAATTTAAAAAAGATCTATGCTTTAAGTGATAAAGAACAAATAGAAGAAATAGCTATGACTGAAACTAGGACGACTATAGAGAAGTATATGCCGTTTATAAATTTGTTAGAGTATTCATCAGACAAAGAAGTATCAGGTGAGGATGCTGAAGTAATATATAAGATAATAATAACTTATAATATACCGACTTTAAATAACGATCGGCGAAGCATTACTTTAAGATTAAAGAATTCAGGGTAAAAAATGACAAGTAAAATACAAAAAAAATTAAAAAATCAAAGAAAAAATCAATATGTCAATAAAAACATAACTGATTTTAGAAATGAACTGTTAAATTATGCTTCAACATATTTTAATGATCAAATTAAAGATTTTTCAGAAACTTCTCTCGGAGGTATGTTTTTAGACTTTGCAGCTATTGTCGGTGATTCTCTCTCTTTTTATGTTGAACAACAAATAAAAGAGCTAAATTATGAAACTGCTACTGATACTGATAACATTGTTCAACATTTGAGAAATGCTGGAATTAAAAGTAATAATCAATCACCTTCTTCAGTAAACGTTACTCTCTTTATTGAAGTTCCAGCAATTGACGGGGTTAACGGTAACAAAATACCTAATAGTGAACTACTTCCAGTCATTAAAAATGGTACAACTATGACATCAACTGGTGGTATTAACTTCACTTTAATAGAAGACGTCGACTTTTCAAGTGGATATGACATTGAAGATGGTGATGAAGACGATGACGGAGAAGTTTTGTCTTTTGTTTTATCTAAAAAAGGTCTAAGCATTTCCGGAAACATAACAACAGAAACTGTTGTTTTTCCAGCAAATAACGAAAACTTATTTTTATCTTATGAATTAGAGAATGATAATGTAACTGATATTATTCAAGTTATAGACAGTGATTTAAACATATATCATGAAGTTGAATACTTATCTCAAAATACAGTATTTAAAAAAGTTGAATTCAGTAAAGACTCGTATTTTGAGATACTTCCTGCATTTTTTAAATTTGTTAGAGAAACAAACTTTGCAAACGGAAAAACTCTTTTAAGATTTGGAAATGGTGATGGAAAAGTTTTAAAAGATAATATTCTTGATAATCCAGAAGATCTGCTGTTACCTGTTATACAATCAGATTTTATACAAAACAAATCACTTGATCCAAATATGCTTATAAAATCAGATAGTTTAGGTGTATCACCTCAAGGTAAAAGAGTAAGTGTAAGATATAGATTTGGCGGTGGATTAGATCATAATGTTTTAGAAGGAACAATTGATGAAATAGTCAATTTAAAAATAGTATATCCTTACACAGATGATATTGAAGCAAATAGCTTAGAAATAGAAGAAATAAATGCTTCAGTTGACGTTATAAACGAAGAAGAAGCTGTTGGTGGATCTAACGGTTTAGCTTTAGATGAACTTAAATTATTAATACCTAATGCAATGAAGACGCAATCGAGAATTATAACGTATGAAGATCTAATTGGTAGAATTTATACTATGCCAACAAACTTTGGAAAAATAAATAAAGTCGCTGCCATTGATAATCCTTACTCAAATGGTTCTAAAGATTTATACGTTGTTTGCAAAGATATTGATAATTTTTATATTC